TCTGTCATTGCTCCAGCTATGCCAGGTTGGTCAGGAAGCCACTCTGTAAAGTTTATCCTTGTCGTTGCCATGTATTATTTCCTGAGTTCTGTTCTGTCCAAGTGTTTGAATCAGCATTTATTGGTGTCCAAGTATTTGAATCTGCATTTACTGTAGTCCAATTATTTGATCCAGCCTCTTGTACTGTCCATGTATTATCTTCGGCAGAGTCAACCGACCACTCTTGACCAAACTTAAATCCTGTTGCGGTAACATTTGCGTTACCATTAATCTCTACATAAGCATTAGCAATTAATCTACCTTGCACCGCAACATTAGCGTTAGCGTTGATTTCTGCAAAGCCTTGGTAAGACATACCACCAAGACCAGCCATGCTTCCTGTGCCATTAATTTGTGCATTGCCTAAAGCAACCCTTATAGAATCGCTTTGTAGGCTTGCTGTGCTGTTTACTGCTCCTTCTGAATACCTAACCCTAGTCGAGCCAGATTCGAGGCTTGCAGAGCCGTTTATTGAGCTTTCGCCTTTGGCGATAATTGTGCCATTTGTAACTACATTAGCGGTACAAAGTATATCGCCTAATCCGTATGCTACTTTTGACACACCAACTTCTACACCAGCATTGCCAATAATCTCAGCTTTTGCTCCTACTATTAATCCACCTAGGGTTTCTACTGATGCTGTGCCTAGTATTTCTGCATTTCCATTGGCTAATCGTATTCCGTTACCTGCAACACTAGCGACACCTAGTATTTCTGCTTGTCCACCAAGAGTTCTTTTTGGATCAGCAGTAAGAATTGCATTAGCTGTAATACCAGCGTTTGCTAAGTTTACACAGGCATTAGATACCCAAATATCGCTATCTAGCGAAAAAGTGAGACTGTCTAAGCTCCCAAAGTTATTAAGTTGTTCTAATGTCCATGGTCCACATACCTTGCCATCGTAAAAAGTATTATCTAATGAATAAGGTACATTCTCAATCGAGCCATAAACATCTAGCTGCTCAAGAGTAAGAGGCATTACTCAAGCGTACAGGTCAATGCGCCAGCACTAATCTTAAACTGATCGCCTGTGCCAATCGACTTAGACGAGTTTAGGATCGTATGAAATAATAGGTTGCCAGTCGTAACTGCATCATGCAGACCGATATGGCTGATTGTTCCCCAGTTGTTTGTAGCTTGGGCAAAGGTTACATCTGCGCTATTAGTGCAAACACCATTGCTAGGTGCGCCAAACGATACAGAAATACGAGCATACGCACCACCAGTACATTCTGTGCCACTACCAGCATCGGTAGGATCAGAAGTAAACAAGCCTACATAGCAAGTAGCAGGGCTTGTGTAACTGGTATTGCGGAGAACTGCGTTTAAGAGTGCGTTCTCTAGGTAATTCGACATCTCGGACATTTAATACTCCTTATTTAGCAACAATCATGCGTAATGGAACACCAGCATACTCAGCTCCTTCGTCTGCCTGAGTAATGTTGGCAATAGATCGGTCATACAAAGAAGCCCATACAGGGATTCTTGCGTCATTCATAAGGTACGGCTCGGCTTCTGCTAGTGCGCCATATAGTAGGGCATCTACACAGTTAGCCAAGAACACATTACTTGTGTTTGCGCCTGATAAATAGGTAGGCGCAGCGTAATAAAGCATCTTTAATGTATAAACTGCATCAGGCTTTGGTGCGAATATAAATTCACTAGCCAATACTGTGTAATTGACTGGCACACCGCTTTCAACTGAGCGACTGTTGCGATAAAACACCGATGGAGACATATACTCAAGCGTATAAAGTGGGTTTCCATCTATATGAATATCCCTAATTTGTAAGAAGTCTGCTGGTAAAGATACTGTTGCATCGCCACCCGTTGTAGGGCTTGTGACTACCTTTAGCATCTGCCGAATACGCAACTCTCTGCGTAAGCGATCCTCTGCTAAACGGATAAAATCAGGTATCTGTGTTGTTAAGTCCGACCTTCCCAGATAACTCGCTATCGTGGTCTGGAGGTCTGCGTATGTCGAGAGTGCCATTTTCTATATCTTTCCATCCAAATGTTCTTGTTCCGATGTGTCCGATTGCTTTTGATAAGTCATGGTCAACATATACCTCAAAACCAGCATCTTGCGCCTTTATACAGAAATGAATATCCTCTCCGATAATTGCACCATGATCTGACCACATGACATTAAACCAAGGTCTAGGAATCTTAGCCAAAATACTTGTTTTTACTAATGTCACACCAAAACCAACTGCTGTTACTTTTTCTATACTCTTGCGTTTTAATGAGTCTAGATGAATCCAACTATGTTCTTTTTCGTTCTTAATGATTAAGTTCATTGCTGTAGGCTTAATAGGCTCTACTCTTGATGTTGCATTAACGCCAACAATGTCTTTATTTCTTTCTAACAGCACTTGCAAAGTATCTTTTGGGAATCGCATATCGCTGTCAATCCACAAAAGATAGTCTGCTTTCCAATTCAAGCCTTCTTCGCTCAATCGTTCTCGCTGAGTAAAGATTAGTGTGCCTGTCATCTGCATTACTTCTATTTCTACTTTATTGCGCTTACCTTCGTAAGCCATGAGCTTGGCTAAGTCAAAGCAAAAGCCAGCCATTACTTGATCTCTACAAGGTACACATACAACTACTCTTGGTTTTGTCATACTTTGCCTGGTCTTGTACGAAAGAATCTGTTTTCAGGATCGTTTAAAAACTTCTTAAATTCTTTTTCGTCAATTACTGCAAAGCCTCGCATAATACCTTTGCGATTAAGAGTGTCGATAATTGTAAAAGGCAAACTAGCAACTTTTGTAAGATCACCCCATTTGTCATGGACTGAACCAGCATTATATTGTGCTTTGTTTTGTTCTACTATATCGGTTACATCTTGGCTGGTGCGGATAATTAACCCACCTTCGCCATCGTATTCTGCTTCTGTAAACCTCTTAGCTGATTGGTCTACTGATATAAGTTTTGTCATAGAAATAGGGGTGAGTTTTGCCCACCCCTATTCTACATCAATTACAGCGCAAAGTTCAAGTCTGCTGCGATACCATGAGCAGCTTCATTACGCATTTCCAAAGTCAACTCAGCAAGCAACTGGGTCTTTTCAGAGTCACCAGTTTTTGCTAATTCGATAGTTTGGAATGGGCGTAAGTAAGCCAATGCTGCATACTCAGGATCAACTACTACTGCATCACGAGTACGCATGAAACGATTTGGAACAATAGAAATTGAACCAAAGTCGCTCATATATACATCGGCTGCGCCAATGATGGTCGTAGGAGCATCACCAGGAGCCATGTAGCGTTGTGCTGCAATACCAGTAAACTCTGAAGTTTTCTGTTTGCCGATAGGGCTTACATACATAACCTTTGGATTGCCACCGCTAATGTACGCTTCACGAATAATCTCTTTCAAGATTGTTTCTGTGAATGTACGAACAACACCATCGGAACGAGTGGTTGATCCAGCAGTTGTTGGATCAGCACCACTTGTACCAAACGATGTGTTGGTCTTTAGCCATGCAAGCATAGTACCCATCTTACGAGCAGATGAGCTTGAGCCAGCCGTACTTGCTTGGTTAGCAAAGAGGATGGTTTCAATATCACGCTTGATTTCGCTTGATGCTTTAGCTAACTGATAAGCCTTCTCAGACTTACGACCAGCTTTGTCTACGGCTTCCAAAGTACCTGATACTTGGATTGTCTTACCAACGATCTGGGTATAGTTACCAATACGGAAGGTAGGAGAAGCAGTTGTAGCAATAGCGTCATCGCCCTCAACTAATGCGTTAGCAGTAGTAGCGGCAGCAAGGCTATCGGTTTGCCATTCGTGATAAACGGCAGTTGCTTTGGATTTAGCCAAGGTACTCATTAGAGGAGTATCTGTTGGGCTAATCGAATAAATCATATCGGACAAGTCCTCTCGTAAACCACCTCGAGTGGAGCTTGTGTCATATACTGTAAATGTACCGACTGGGGCTGTCATAATAATTCCTTATAAAAATTGTTCAAATAATTTAGCAGCGTCAGAGACTTTCCCTGACTGTTTAAACTGCTGTCTTAACCGCTTAGTTTTTTCTGCCTCTAAACTTCCTTGTGGCTTACCGACTCCAGGTCTTAGCATCTTAGGAGCTTGGCTTACTTTCTTGTTTACCTCGCCCTTGTTTTGCATTAACTTGTCGTACTGCATAGCCTTGTAAAGAGTCAGAACTGCACGAGAGTCATAAACCTTCGAGAGTTCGTCTGCTGAAAACCCAATGCTTTCGGCATAGGATCGGATGCTCTTACGAACAACCTCACCTTTTTGTGGGTCTAAATACTCAGGCAAAACTTTAGATAGCTTTTCAGCTTCTTGAGATACTACTTGCTGTAATTGGTTTGCTTGCTCTGCTTGTTGCATTTGTGCAATGCGAGCTTGCTCTGCCCTAATAGCATATAGTTTCTTATCGTTTTCAGCCCTTTCTGCCACCTTGACTGCATAGCCAATGGGGTCAGTTTCTTTCAACTCATCGAGGTTCTCGCCCTGTGTTTGCGATCTGAGAGCTTGCTCAATAATCTGCAAACGCTGTGCGTATGTATCTCGTAGTTGTTTAGCTTGCTCTACAGCCTGTCGCTCGGCTTCTACAGCCTTGCGCTGTTCTGCAAGTGTTTGGGTTTTTTTAGTATAGTCAGCTTCTCTCTGATAGCCTTTTACAAGCTCATCAAGCGACACCTCGGATTCCTGTCCGTCTACTTTGACACGATACCTTGGCTGCTCTACTTCTTGCTCTGCTTCTTCGGAGTCCTCTGAATCGTACTGTTCTTCGTATTGTTCTTCGGCTTGGGCTTCTGCTGGCTGTGATTGCTGCTCCTCTGGTTGCTCTTGCGAGGCTTCGGAAGCATCCATCATAGCTAGTAAACTGCTTGCAGCTTGATCTACTGTAAGCGATTCATTCCCTTTCGGGGTGATGTTTTCACTCATTTGTTTTCCCTAATTGTTTTGTATAGTAACGCTATACACGCTTTCGTAACAAGTGTTACAAAATCTTCCAACGCTTCTTGTCAATCTCGCCTTGTGCTGCGAGGGCTTGAAAGTGCGCTTTGATCTTTTTGATTGCGAGTTGCATACGATATGCTTCTTCTCGCTCCTCTAATTCATGTGGTGCAGAGTTCACAATAATGTCAATCTGTGATTGCTCTAATATATCCATTTCAGACTTAAAAAACTCGTCTCCTAATAAACCTCTAGCTCTTTGGTCTTTAGCCAATTTTTATCCTTAGTTTGCTTGAATTGAAGTAACAAGCGGTTTAAGTGCAGTAAACATATTTTGAAGTTCTTGGTTTTGGTTTGTAAATGGATTCAAGGTTGATGGCACACCACCAACATTCACATTAGGATTGTTATAGGTAGAGTAAATAGGTTGTTGGTTTGCATCGTATCCAGTAATAAATCCACCAGTTGTTACTCCTTCTGGTTGGAACGCTCCTGGTCTGTATTGCTGGAATGTAGCGTTTACTGGTGGCGCACCAAATGTAAATCCTGTTGGTAACTGTGCTTGTGGAACATAACCAGCTACACCACTACGGAATGTAGTGCCTTCTGTGCCAATAGGAGTAAAGCCTGGCTGTAGTCCTGTCTCGCTGTAATACTGACCAGTTAAAGGAGTTTGCATGGTGTTACCAACACCAAATTGTTGTCCTAATGATGACAATAACTGGTTTACTTGTTGGTTAAAATTCTGTTGGTTAAGAACATTGCCCTGTGTCATCATCGTGTTTGCACGATATGTATCACTCATAAATGGGTAATTTAAACCAGCAGCTTGATATGCTCTGCCTAGTACATCGCTTGCTTGATAATAACCAGGATCTTGTGCAGACAATACGGCTTGACGCTGCCTTGCCTCTGCTAATGCTTTGTTTAGGTCATTGTCTTCGCCAATCTGTTGACCATATACTGCATCAATAACAACAGATCCAGTCGGTGTTGCTAGTGCTTTACGAATATCTGCTGGATTCGTTGCTTGTGTCAACGATGTCATCATTTGGTTGTATTCGTTTTGTGTCAGCGAACCAGCCCTAAATGCACGATCAACTGCCTCTGTAACACGAGGAACGCTTAAAGTCTCAACCCCTGGCGCAGCAGAGAATCGTGTAGCTCCAGCTACAGCTTGTGCGTTTTGCAATGCTAATTGTGGGTTTGCTGCGATCTTAGCTGCGTAGTCTGCTGTGGCTGCGTTAATACTTGGATCATTCTTAGCCAACAGTTCTGTTGCTCTATTAACTTGTTCTGGCTTAATGCCGAACATATTAACTGCTTCGTTTACTTGCGTTGGGTTTGCAAACGCATTGTCTCGTAAATAGGCAGCAACTTGAGCATCGGTAAACTGATTTGTTGTTCCTGGACCTTTGTTAGTAAAGTTACTGATTACAGCTAACTGTGTAATTGGGTTTACGAACTGTACACGCTGACCGTTAATCGTAGATACATTGACTGCATCTGTTGGTAAATCAAAAATGTTTGTAGTTGCGTATCTGCCACCAAAAGGATCGGCTTCAAAGTCTGGTGATACAAAGTTTGTAATACCACCAGTAATCCCACGCTGTTGTTGCTCTATCGCAGCAGCAGCACGAACAGCAGCTTGAATATTCTCTGCGCTTAGTGCGTTAGCCAATGCCAAAGATTGCCAATATTGGTAACCTTCTTGCTCAGGGTTTCTACCTAGATCGCTACGATAAGCAGAGGTAATTGCTTGAGTTAAGAAGTTTTGTCCTTCTTGGGATCTTGCAATAGCTTCTCTAATAGCTTGAGGACTTGCGCCAGCGACTAATTGACTAGCGTAATATTCTGCGCCACTTGGATCTGGTGTTCTACCTAACTGTTCTTGATAGATTTGACCAACTGCTGCTCTTGTTGCTTGTTCAGGCGATATTCCATAATTCTGTGTTGCGCCTTGTATTGCCTGTTCTAATGTAAATCCTTGAGCAAGCGAGGCTGCCATCGCTTCTGCTACTTGTGCGTCACTATATGCCATTATCCTGGGATCTCCACATTAGAGGCAATGCCAGCGCCTACTTTGGCTGCTTTTAATTGTGCCTCGACTTCGAACTCTGCCTTCTTCAACTCTAACTGGGCAGCAGCTTTTTCTCTTGCTAACTGAATCTCAGCAGCAGCTTTTTCTCGTGCCAACTGAATATCAGCCATAGCCTTCTGTCTGTCTGCTTCTACATCAGCGATTGCTTTCTGTTGAGCGATCTGTACTTGTGCAGCAGCTTGTTGCATCATGGCTTGTGTTGCTGGATCAGGTTGCTGTGCTTGTGGTGGTGGGTTCGATAACTGTTGATCCAACTCAGGTGGGATCTCTTTGAAGAACTCTGCCACATCTTTGAATCCAGCAGCCTCGATAAACTTAGCCATCGTTGTGCGGTACTGACCGACTGACACGAGTGGGTTAGCTGGACCATAATTCTGTAGGATCTGCTCTTGTTTAGCCATAACCATTTGCAACATAGCCATTTGCTCTTGCTTATTGCCAGTTCCTAAACCTACGCTAATGGACAAGTCGTACTGGTTTGACCATGTACGAGGATCAATCTGCTCGTAGCGACCACGCAAGCGGATGATACGAGGCTTGTCTTGATATTTATATACAAGGTGCAAGATGCCTTTAAACAGACTCTTAACACCAGTCTCAGCAAATATACGAGCTACTAATTCAATCTTACCGCCAGCAGCCGACATCGTAGCTGCGATTGCAGCAGCCGTAACATTCTGTAGGATGTCAGGATTTAATCCCTGTTGAGCATCGTTTACACCAGTACGCTTAGACTGAACTGCATCTAAGTATTCCAACATTGGGAACGCTTGGTTTGCTACTGGCTGTACATTTAGAGGAACAACCGCATTTGGGTTCTTCATCCGAACTATACCACCAGGAGCTACAGATAACAGATCGTCAATGTTGACTTGACCTTCTACTGCGCCCATACGAGCATTGTTTGTTAGATACAAGTTATCAAGCATCTGACGAGTAATGGTTGACTTTTGCAACTGGATGTCCATTGCACGATCAGCCAACGAGCTACCGTAGAACTTGTGTGGGATCGGGATTGGGCATACAGCATGGAAAGGAATGTAATCCGTTTCCTCATCGCTCAGAATCTCATTGCCAGCGTAGACTACTCTGCGTAGCTCTGCAATACCATCGTTATCCATGTCAGCACGAACATAGCACTCGAACACTTCGACTTCTTCCATTGTGGAGTCCATCGACTGATCGTCTGGCTGCTCGGATTGGTCAAAGCGACTTGTGCGCTCTGGGCTGAATTCTAGGTCTGTAGAGGATGGAATGGTCGAAACAATCTCAGGATCGAATCCCATCGCCACTAACTCGGAACGAGTCGTTAGCTTACGGTGTGCCACAAAAGGAGCATCTTCGATATTCCTTGCTCTTTTGGAGATCAGGAACTCCTCAGGTGGCACATTCTCTACAACCACATTACCAGCAGTCGTTTTCTTGCTGACATTAACATTGTGCGCTCGCATTACGATTGGCATACCCATTGGATCTGTGCCAACCACTTCTTCTATTGTGTCTTGCTCTACGATCTCTCGTGTGCCATCAGACAACAGGAGAACTAACTCATCGTCTGTCAGGTTTTGGTATTCTTCTTTGGTGACTTGGATCTTGGTATCCCAGTAAGCCTTAACGACACCAGTCTTTTGTAGAAGCGCATCCTTGAACCAGTTATGTAGAACTAGAAAGCCTTCGTTATCCCGATAGAATACCCAGTTGACATACTCGGTAGCTTGTTTAGCACCAGCTTCGTCTCCTGGACCTTTTGGCTCAAACCGAACAATATCGTCTGATGCGGTAAA